CTTTTGCACCCTTTTTTCGCATCTTACCTCCACGCTTTCTTTTAGCGTGAATGTTTGCATATAAACCGGGTCTAGCCATTATTTGACTTTACCGCCGTTTTTCATATAGCCCATTTTGTTTCTAACTTTTTTGGGCAATTTTTTAAGACCTTTTTGATTTGGCTTAACAGGCTTCAAAGCCTTTCCACCTTTCTTCATCATTGGTCTTTTCATCATTGTTCCAGGCATTAGTTTTTCCTCGCTTTCCCAAATCCTCTGATTTGAATTCCTATTTTCTTTTTACGTTTTTTTGGTTCTTCTCCAGTTTTAACAACTTTACCACCATCTTTCATTCCCATATAATCAAAAGCTCCACCTAAGTCTCCAGTCATTATTCCAGATTGACCTGGAACTCTCATACTTTTTGGTCTTCTTTGATCTTGCATGTAAGATGAATACGCTTCTTTATTTGGAAATTTCATATTACCTTTTGTAATACTTCCATCATCACTAACAAAAATTGATTTCATATTTCTGTTTGGTTTAGGTGTTACAATCTCAAAAGGTTTTGCTTTTGGTGTTGGTACATCAACAATTTTTTTACCTGCAACATCTGCCATAGTTGGTCTTGTAGTCATATTAGAGGTTGGTAAATCCATTTCTACGTTAGCATTTCTTTTATTTCTAGCACTCAAAGCTAGGCCACCTAATATTGCAGCAGCTGTTGCTAATCGTCTATTTCTTCTTCTAGATTTTCTACTCATTATTTTTTTCCTCCATTTCGGAATATTTGTGTACCCTTTATACCATATATGCTCGCGACTACAAGTATCCAAAGGTTTGTAAACCATGAAGGGAGCTGAGAAAACATCTCAAAAAACAATTTTACTTTGTCCATAGCAGTTGGGTCGTCTGATACCACTGCCCAGGCTAAAATAGCTACGGGCAAACTTAAAATTATCAAAACTGCCTCGTCTTTCCAGTCTGATTGTCTAGCTTCTAACAATTTTCCTTGATATTGTTCCTCACCTCGGGCCATACGGTCGGCATGTAAGAGTTGTGCCTCTGACATTGCCATTTTCGTCTTCTGTTTGTTAGCATAAATCTTACTTCCTGCAGAAATTGCTAATTTTATTGCTGAAAACCACATAATTTTTACCTTTTACCTCTAATTATTGTAACACCTTGTGTTGGTTTGTCCATTCTTGGTGCAGATGGTATTGTTTTACTTAAAATTGTCTTTTCAATTGACGTATTTGCTCTTAATTTTGCCAATTCTTCGTTTTGATCTAGCTTATCTTCTTGATTTTCTTGTGCCATCATAGCTTTCATCTTATCTAAGTTCAATCTTTCGTCTGCATCCTCTGCTTTTCTTGCATCATTCATCGCTCTTAGGTCTAATTCTCTTGCTTTTAGTTTAGCAATCGGATCATTTCCTAATTGACCCATAATTTTATTCTCTTCTTCCTTAAATTCTTGAGTCATGTCTGCAATTAATTTTGCTTTTCTAGCTTCTAACGCCATAGTTAACGTTAAAATTTGTTGTTGTGTGTTTGGATCTTGTTGCAACATTGGATTTTGTTGAACTGCCATTTGTAATTGCTGTAATTGTTGTAACTCTTGTATAAATTCTATCTCTATTTGTTCTTGTGCCATAAATGCAATGTGTTCAAAAATATTTTTTTCTAATGCACCAAGCACTGCAGGGTTATTTCTAGCTAAATTTGTAGCCATAAAATTTAAGTGTGTTGTAATATGTGATCTATGATCTTGACCTTTGAATGCTTGAAAAGGTTTACCGGACATAGCTAAAATATTTTCAGAAGCTGGGTCCATTGGCATAGGTTGTTGAGGTGGTGGTAATATTTGATCAATATTTTTTACACCAATTGCTTCATACATATCTCTGTATGCTTCATACATGTTGTGTATCTGTGGATTAGACATTGCTAGTTGTAGTTCTGTTTGAGCCAAACTAATTCTTTGAGATTGTGAAAATATGTTTGGATCTGCAACTGGAATAATATCTATCTTATCATCAAAGTCTTGTTGTTTAATCATTCTTTGTGCACCAACAACATCGTAAGGATATTCTGGTGGTAAGTATTGTGAAAATACATCTGCTAATAATTTAAACTCTTGTTTCATCGCAGCATATAATCTTTTGTGTATTGCTGACATAACTCTTGAACCACGTTCTAATAGTGCAATAGTTGTACCCACAGCTGCTTGTTGATTACTGTCTCCAACTTGCATATCAGCGATGGCTGCAAATCTTTGACCTGCTTGAACTACAACACCCATTAATTGTAATAATGTTGCTGATGGTTCTTTGAAAGGTAAAGGCATAAATGCATCTCTAATATTACCACCGGGTGCATCTACATCTCTAAACTCACCAGGTTTAATTGCTTCAGCTTCATCTCTGAGTCTTATACCTCTTTGTTTAAAACCTGCAGGTAGATTTGAAAAGGTTCCTGCATCAATTAAAGATCTTAGTGTAGCTGTTGCAGTTTTTGATAAACCACCAATCATATGTATTAATCCAAAACCATAAAAACCAAGACCAGGTAAAAATTTAAAATGTACAAAGTAATCTATTTTTTTTCTAAGTGGATCACCCTGTTTGTAATTTCTTCTAATAGATAAAACTTCTTTACTACCTTGATCTAGTGTTACAATGTAAGGTAATTTAATTCCTGTCATCTCTCCAGACTCAGGATCTAAATCTTCAAAACCTTCTAAGTCTAAGTCAACATGAAACTCTAAGATTGTAAAATCATTTTCATCTTTTGTTTTTTTAACACCTTCTAACTCTAATTCTTTTTTATCTATATCTGTGTCTTGTGTGTAACCAGGTTGAATTTCTATATCTCTGTAGAAACCAGATACTTGTTTTTTTCTTAAATCGTTTTCTGACATTTTTAATCTATGTACAACTGCTTCTGCATCTTCAATAGATGTAGCTGTGTACGGAACTATCAAATCATCTGACGGTACAAATTTAGAAACGGCTCTGTCCATTAGTTCATCGTAATAAACTTTTTTGAAAGCAGAGCCGCTAAGAGGGAGATAAAAAAGCATCTGATCGAACTCGGGTTCATACTCTTTCATCTTATTCATGAGCTGATAGTTCATGAAATTTTTTACTCGTGTGGCTTGGTCTTCTTTTTGTCTGTTGACTACACCTAAAATTTGAGTGTGTACTGGACCTTTAGCCGGAAGTAATTCTTTGTAAGCTTGTGCTTGAAACTGTGTGACTGCTTCTCCTAACACCGGGTGTGTTACACCTGAAGCTCCTGCAAATGGTTGTGTTCTATCTTCGTATTTAAATCCTAATAAATCTAAACCTTTTACATAACTATCTTCCCACTCTTTACGAGAAGCTTTGTAATTCATATAATTATTAAAAAGATCTGATCCTAATTGACCTAAAATATCTTCAGGTAATAAATCTGCTAAATTATCAAAATGTGAGTCTGTGTCTGGTTGATTAACTTTGTTTGGTTCAAAATTAATATCTACTGATCCGTCTTCGTTTTCTTGTACGTCTACGCCCTCACCACCTTGTGACTCTGCTACTTTTTCTTCTGCTAAAGCTACTTCTTCTTCGCTAGGCGTTGTTACTTTTGACTCTACTACGTTTGGTAGAGCTTTGTCGATTGTTGACATTCTTTTTCTCCGAGTTCTTTACTACTATAATCTTTTTTCCAGGCACATTCAACCCCTGTGGATTAGGTCCGCTTTTTGGGGGTGGTCCCCCTCCTGGAATTAATTTAACCATTAATCGTCTAATAAATTCATACCTTGTATACCTAAAGATAGTCCAAGTCCAACAATACCTGCTCTTGATAGTACACCTAATCCAGCTCTTCCTAAACCTAAACTAGCCACTTTTCTTAACGTTGGATTTAGTCCTCTTGTAAGTCTTGGCGTTTGTTCAGCAAATAAAGCAGGTACATAATTCATTGGGTTTGTTGCTATATCTAATGGTGAATCTCCTTCTGATACTTGTCTTGTAACATCTAATGCAGTTAATGGTGCTAGTAAACCAGGAGCAGATGCAACTCCAAGTCCTCTGCCTAAAAGTCTCGCACCTGTTTTTACAACACCAGGTCTTTGTCTTTTTAATTCAACACCGAGAGCTCTTGATTTACCTGCTTCTATTGTAGATGGTGCAGCTAATGCTGCTGATCCAGCTATCGTTGCTCCTGCCGCTGGTAATTGATAATCTAAAATATCAGGTCTATCAAGCTCTGTTGTAATAGGATCTGTTACCATAGAAACCAACATATTTTTTTGTTGATCTTCATTTGATAAAT